GACCATACATAGACATAGCCGTATTAGCCTGTGCCGTACCAGCATCATACATGGATCCAGCGAACTGTCTCGCACGGTTTTCACGGGCGTTCTGCATCTGGTAGGAGTTAAGTACTTCTTGAGCAACGGCTTGGTTACCAGAAAGACCTCTAGCCGCCATAGCCTGTCTGGCTGTTTGTTGGGCTAATTGCTGTTCCTGCGGACTGAGATTACGACCAGCCGCAAGATCGACCTGAGCCGACTGCATAAGGCTGTTGTAAAGACCCATTGCTTGAGGATCGAGAGTCTGTCTATAAGCCCCCTGAGCCGCTTGACCCAATTGACCATAGAGAGGGGCTTGCATCCCAAGAAAGTCGCTCTGAAGGCCAGCAGACACGCCTTGTGCCTGTCCCAGAAGCCGACCCATTGCCTGTGTGCCATAGCCGATGCCCTGCTCTTGCAGTTTAATGTACTCGGGTGTATACTGACGCTCTAATTCCAACAAGCGAGGCTGGATAGCCGCCTGAGCGGACATAGCGTCCATCATCTCCTGCTTGTAGTCTCTAGGTGGCGGTGTTTTGACTTTGCTTCTTCCCATTGTTATAAAAGGTTTATGTATTGATTGGTTATTTCTTTCAGTTCACCGAACCGCAAAGCCCACTTTTTACAGCAGTCCCAATGCGGGTAACGGATTTTAAATTGTTTTACAAGGTTTTTCGTAGATTCCGAATCGAGCGAAATCATATCCATAATACACAGAGCGTATAAATGCTCTTTGTCTTTCTGGATCTTGTAGTTAAAAGTTGTAATAGCGTCCTCGCTGGAAGCGTCCTTAACAGGGTAGACGATGGCGATACCGCTGATCTCTTGTCCGTTCTGGACGAGCAAGAGGTAGTCGTGCGTGAACGCCCACTTCAGATAAGTCTCTGTAGTGATGTCATCGAAACCAAAAGCCTCTCCACGCCCCTTGCTTCGGTGCGTCTGGACAAAGGACTTGAGGTTCGATAGGAGCATTAGGCTGTCTTGTACTTATAGATACGGAACTTGGAAGAAGGAATTGTAACGCCAGAAAGAACTCCTGCCGTATTATATGTAGTGCTACCAATTTCAAGAAAAAGACCAGCGGCTGAAGAAATAGCATCTATAGTAAATGTGCTAGTAAATGTTGTAGCACTTCCAACTGTATGTTTGAAAAAGCCTTGTTCTTGGTGAATATATGTAGAACCAGCACCTTCAACATCAAATAAGCCGTCTAAATCAGCAGAAGATGAGGTTTGTTTTAATCTTACAGCAACACCATTGGTTGAAACAGTTCTAGACCAATTAAAATTAATATCAATAACCCAGATTTCACCAGCGGGTTTTACATAAGAGGCAGAAGTCCAAGCGGTAGTCCAAGACGCAGGGAAAGAGGCATTGGTGTACTTCGTGATTGTTTCTTCGACAATCTCAGTCAGAACATAACCGACTGTGCCGTTGACTTGAAGCGTACCCGTGAAGTTAGCAATGCCGTTGCTGGTGAATCCGTTGTCAGCAATCACATTGCCTGTGAGCGTAGAGCCACCAGTAACAAGCAAGTCTCCGCTTACTGTGAGATCATCCGTAACTGTGAGGTCATCGACTTCTGCATTGCCAGCGATGTCAACCTTTTGACCAGCGGCAGGAGTAAGAACGATATCCACGCCAGCACCACCCGTTACAGACGATGTGCTGATAGGCAGGTTAGAGTTAAGAAAGTCACCGATAGTGGCTTCCTTGAGAACGCCAGCGTCATTGACAATAGTTGTGTCGGTAGCCTCAAGGGTGTTAGCCGTGATGCTCGGCTGGTCGGTAATAGCCCCGACAAGCAGGACTGAAGAGTCTACGAGTTGGTTCAGACGAGCACCAGTCACCTGTTGTCCGTCCGTAAAAGTATCGCCTTTGGAAATTTGAGCCATTGTTATGTTTTAGAAGTGTTGGTTTGTTTCTGGACTGTTGCGTAGATATACGCAGAACGAATAGAAGGTCTGAGATTGCTGGATGTGTACTGAAGTTGAATACCTGTTCCGATCTTACGAAGACCGACTCGCCTTGCGGAGTCTTCTGTGAACTGAGCACCAAAGGTATCCACAACAGCCGTGATGTCAGGGTTGAAGACTTCAGCGACTGTTTCTATCTGAGAACCAGCGTCAGAAACCACCTCAGTCTCAGCGGTGCTGAATCTCTTGTCTCCGATGCTGTTGAACGAGTAACGCCTTGTCTTTAAGATAGCCGTGATAGCGTTAGGAGTAAAAGAAGACGGGGACAGCGTAGCAGGAAGATAGAACGGCAGAATAGGAGTACCTGTGGAAACACCATATTCATCCCAGTTTAGTTGTTCCATCAGGAAGATGCCCTGATCTGTATCTACACCGAACATCCGTCTTTGGTTGTCCTTCTTGGCAATCACGAAGTCAAAGACATCAAAACCAGCAGGGTAGGTGTCAACAGACTCCCATTGCTTCAGAATAAAATTATATACAATGACAGCGTTATTATCAACAGAGTCATCCAGAGGAACGGCAAGATAGTATCTGTTATTCCAATAGGTAGCGACAGAGCGATGAGCGTAAGTGCGGTTGATTCGCTGGATGACATCATCAATAGGGGAGGAAATAGGGTCAGCCATCGTGAGCAACTTCATCGACTCAGCGGAGGCTGGCTGGGGCTGTAGGAAGTACACGCCATTGTCAGACAGGAAGAACACGCCACCACCAGCCTGTACGACTGACTTTCTGGCAGAGCAACCGATGTCCGTGGCAAGCGTCTTGATGTACGAAGTAGCAGACAGACCATCGCCAGAGATGTATCTGTCATCACCTACATTGATATAGAATATGCTGTTACGCATAAACACCAAGAACTCGTTCAGAGTCCAAGGTGCGACCCCAACAACTTGGTCATTGCTTCCGTTGTTGATCGTGAACGCATCAATAGCGTCCCATTCTTGAAAATCCAAGAAATTGCTGACTGAAACTGTGTCGTAGTTTCTGAGCGTGTTCGCTTCATTGTGGTACTTGCCTAGCACAATCATACGATTGGCATAGTAAAGCATACCTGTGCAGTTTGGGAACTTGTGACCAGAAGACGGAGAAACTGGCAAAGCAATAATCGTGACATTCAAGTCCCACATCAAAGGACGCTTGCTCCAACCACGGCTGATGTAAGCCTTGTCTACAGCCGTAACAACATCACATCCGTCTTGTGTGGTGATAGTCTCTCCAGCAGGGAAACTGACCTTAGCAGACAGGGTTTCGGACTGAGGGTTATACGAGTATAGGCCGTCAGTAACCACGCAGATGATTATTTCCTGCCCAGTAGAGTTGATATATGTACCGACTCCGTAGATAGTCTGACCGATTAGAGCACCGATGGTCTTTCGTTGCATACCCTTGCGGACGGTAGCAACACCTCTGTCTAATCTGAAATTCTGAGAACGACTGACGATACCTTGGGGCAGAGCACTAGGATTGTCACGGCTGTTAAGCCCGACAAATCCTATGTCTCCGTCCTTTTGGTATTCATTAGCCATTACTGAGAAATGATAGAGTACCAGACAGCCTTAATCTTGTCAGCGTATCTAGCACCGACATAGACGCCACCAAGGAAGGTGACTGTAGCGATAATAAGAGTAATCATTGAGGTAAAGTAATCTTGAGACGGGTGAGTTCGGCTTTTAGTTCAGCCTCGGTTGGCTTGGTGATAAGAATGAGAGTACCCCAGTACTTGCCGCCGACAGGGAAGTGACGATAACCAAGGCAGGACTTGCCATCTTTGACGAAGGCAACCCAACCTTTATTGATAGGAATGTGATTGATGCTCATAATTATGGGTAATCCCTAAATCCTCCAGAGCCGTCCCAGTACCAGTCAGAAGTGCCATCATTATAGATGAATGTTCCGTTTGAATAGAACTGAACATTATAGGCAGACCAAGTGTAACCACCAGAGCCGTCAGCGGTAGCCGCCATTTCGTCAGCAGTCTTGTCATCAAAATAGTTTCCACTTCCGCTAGGCACTTCAACGGCAGAACCAGTCGTGAAAGAAGTTCCGTCACCTCCGTAGTAGTAGCCAGCCGCCGTGTACACGATACCATTGTAGTAAGTATAATAAGACCCGCCACCATCGTGAAAGTAACTAATGCTAGTATAAGAATAAGCCTCGTAATCACCACCGCCCAATTCTGCGATAGCGATATAACCAGTACCAGCAGACGCATTGGTATAAATCAGCGTCCCATTTGTCTTGTAAGCGGCATCTCGCTCGTTATTCCAATCAAGGTAACTTCCACCAGAGCCGTTAGCCAACCTGTCAATCGTCACAGTCTGACTAGGATAGTAAGCATCTAGAGGGGTTACATAAACCTCAGAACCGCCTTCCGCTACCATATATTCGTACTGGTACAGCGTCTCTAGGATAGTGCCAGCGGCAGGGAAGCCAGCAGGAACGCTAGGGAACGACACTATTTTGCCGAAGCCGTTGTGACTAGATCCAGAGGATATAGTCGTGCCTATCCAATGGAAGTCAACGCCCATTAGCAGACAGCGTAGGCGATATGGACAGGGGTAGCGGCTGTGTCAGAGATACAGCGGATGATGCCGTTGTAGTTATCCAGAGAGATGCTCTCGCCAGCCTTGACCTTCAGGCCAGCCGTGCCTGTGCTGGCGAAAACGACAGTAAGCAGGGCAGAGGCGTGTTGGTTCTGGATGATGACGCTGACTCGTCTTTCGGGAGTAACAGCGGCGGCAAGGGCTGTGACGGCAGAAGTGCCGACAGAGGTTTCCGTATGCGTGAAAGCACGGATGAACGGAGAAGTGAAGGAGATATTAGCCATTTTAGTAAGTTTGAATCATGTTGATCCTGCTGTTTTGACCTTGTTGACGCAGGAACTTGTCGTACTCGAAATCAAGGACTTCCTTAGCCTTAGCCTCGACAACGCCAGCCTCTTGAACCTGTCCTTCGGACACGAACCAGTTGCAAGCGGAAGCCCAAGACATGAACGAACCGAAGATATAGGGAATCTCGATCTTCGTCCAAGAAGCAGGGTGGGAGTTAGGATTCTGACCAGCCGTTGTAGAAGCGACCGTGCAGATGTAGAAATTGCCAGCGTGGGGCTTACCAAGGACAGGGGTATAGGAACCTGTGCCAGAGCCAGAGTCGAAGTAAACCTGTGCTCCTTGATAGTAAACCACCGTAGGGCTGTAGAGTTCGCCTTCAAGGGACGGGCAGTCCTTGCGGTACAGATACCAGCCGTCAGCCTGTTGGTTGCTGATGACGATCTTTCTGGCAGAACCAGAGTCGTAGACCTGATAAGGGATCTGGACGGCCTTGGTAGTCTCTTGCGGGTTACGGGAGTACACACCTAGGATTTCGTCCGCTTCGTCAACGGGGGTGAAGTACGCTACATTGTTGGCATCCACAGATGCCGTGAAAGGGGACAGGCGGCAGATATCAGCCCATTGATTAGACTCCCAAGCCTCTCTCATTCTTGCAGATGCAAAATCACGGAACTGAGCAAAAGTCTCAGAGGTGATATTGTGACGATCGTTTCCAGAGTACTGGAGAGCGTCAAACAAGACTTTAGAAAAGTCGGTGGTTCTCATTTGGTAAGATATCCGTCGCCTGTGAAAAGAGCACCGTTTACCACAGTTCTCTTCGCATAGTTTCTTATGGCTGTTTCAGGGTTATCTCGGAGGAACTCTTCAAGAAACTGATTGTCCTCCCAGCACTCATATCCAAGGCGTTGACCCCAATAGTGCCACGCCTCGACTGGAATTCTCGCTTTTAAGCGACCCACGCCATCAATGTTGTGTGCTTCATTGGCGTGGTTAAAAACGGCAGACTGCTTGGCAGTCGCCTGAGCCTTGACTTCAGACATTCTCCATCCGTTGATGAGTTCCCTCTCCACCCTATTTCTAAGGTGGGAGGGGATTGCATCAGCCAGACTTTGAATTATGTCTGACACCGTAGATTAGGCGGTGAAGTCGAACACGCCGAAGGCCAGCGGGTTGTAGACGCAGAGGCCAGCGACGGCTTCGATCATGCGGGCTTCGCCACCACCGTTGTTCGGGAGAGCGGTAACGCCAGCGA